TGAGCAGCTTCCTCTTTTTCTTTTGTTTGTTTACCTACAATTTGTGTTTTAACAGGACCTGCAGCTGGAAAAGTCTCCATCATTGTTTCTGCTTGGAACTTAACTAGCGCTTCTGTCATGAGTGGGTGATACACATTACATGCACCTGGCCATGGCTCAGTTCTATCTTCTACTTTTAAACCTAATAATTCTAAACCATCAACATAAGTGGTCAACCAATCTTTTCTTGAATTAATATCAGCATCATACTCACCAATTAAATCGCCTGATAATTCAGTGAGTGCCCCTTCATCCATATCTTCTGCAAGGTTAGCATTAAAATCATCATTTGTTTCCTTACCAGGAACAATAGTAATCTCCATACTGCCATCATCTAATGTGACTGACTCTGGATTCTCAATTTCAATCGCAAGCGCATTTTCGCTTTGTGCTAACTCTTCAAGACCTTTTGGAGCTTGTGCTAAACTTTTATCTATATCTGCCATATATTATCCTTAAACTAAATACAATCTGTTTCTTGAACTTCTAAACCCTGCTATATCTTCAGGCTCATCATTAGGTAATCTTATGAACCCACCTTGTCTGAAGCGCATCAACGCCATAGTGGTACTATCCACTTGGTCATCGTTTGCACCTGATGGGAAGTCATTACATTCCTCAATCAGTTCGTGAGCCCAACGTTTATCTGGAGCCCACACTATACCAGATCTAAATAAATCTGCCACTGAGTTAACTCTGGAGACCTTATCTTGCCCTTTTCCAGGTGTAAATTCTCCTATCGGAACTCCCATTCTTCTCATCTCCTGATAGAGTGCGGCTCCGTTGGATTTCTTTTCTACTATGAAAGCATCGGGTTCCCAATCCTTATACTCAGCTAAAACTAATTCTTTGAGTTCAGGAAACTCTAACCGTTGCTTGATAGCATTTAATAGTATTATATTATAATTATTGGCCTCTTCGTTAAAAAAGACACCCCACGTAGTTAACGAATTATAATCGGCTCTCGTATTAGCTTCTTGTGCAGCATCTAACGACATAATAATAAATTCACAACTTGGTGGATCATCACCTTCCCATATTTGCCACCATTCACGCTTGATGAGAGCACCTTCTTCTGATACTGGGTTTTGTAAATACTGCGCGTTCCAATATCTGACATCGAGTGAAGCCTTTTTTGCCTGTAATTCTTCAAGTGGCCAAAATTCAGGCCAAAGTGAAACTTCGTTACCTTTGTTATCTTCAATAATCGCTGGAAATTCAACGACTTCCCAATCGTCAACTCCTTCAGTCTTGATCATTTGGTTAACTATTTGGCCTGTCAAATCTAACTTAGACCATCTAGTCATCACCACGATAATCGCGCCGCCAGGCATAAGACGTTGAATTGGACCAGACTGAAACCACTCCCAAGCAGGCAGAAAAACATCCGGTCTTCCCAACTTGGCGTCTTGCTCGGAATGTGGATCATCAATGATAAACAAATCAGCCCCACGACCAGCGAGGGCACCACCAACACCAATAGCAAAGTATTCTCCATTATGATTTGTTCCCCAACGTGATGCCGACTTAGAGTCTGCTTGTAGCTCTACGTTAGGAAATACATCTTTATAAGCATCGCTACCAACAAGATTACGTACGCGACGGCCAAAATTAACAGCAAGATCGGCTGTATGCGATGCCATAATAATTTTCTTATCAGGGTATTTGCCAAGGAACCAGGCTGGAGCAAGATAAGAGATAAGCTCACTCTTCCCGTGCCTCGGAGCAATATTAACAATAACTCGTTTCTTTTTTCCGTTTGCAATTTCTTCAAATATAGTAGCCAATTTTTTATGATGTGCGCCAACTTTATAACCGGGATATACATGTTGAATAAACTCCAAAAAAGTATTTTGTCTTTTAGTAACTGTTTGTGTTTTTTCTAATTCATCTAGCTCAGCTAATAACTGTACCTGTTCATTTTTAGGTAACACTGCAATATTAGCCAGTGCTTTATCAATATCTGCTTCACTGAAGCCAGTAATATCTATAGGCATATTATTGTTTAGTGTCTGTAACGTCTATTGCATCAATAATTTCAAATGATGTATCAATAGCAGCAGTTTTCCCAAGTATTTTATATAGTTTAGATTTAATTTGTGTTTCTAAATCTTCTTGTGATAAGTTCTTAACAGTAATTTCTGTTTTCTCTGAGAACAAACCTACATCACTAATCTTACCTAATAGCTCTAGTGCTTTTAATCTGTGTCTTGGATCTGTTAGTCCTGCATCTTCTATAAGTTTATTAGTAACAAACCGTCTCAACTGGACGGCTTCTTGTACAACTTGATGATCATAGTCCGATAGCATCATATATAGATGTTGAACTGTGGCAGGGGTCTGTAATGCTTTATTTACTGAGGCATTTACTGATGTTTTATGTTCAGGATTAGTAAATTCTTTAAATAAATCAGAGGCTTCTTTCTTTTCTTGGGTAGAAACAGGTATTTCTGCACCAGCATCTACTAAAACTTTAGCAGTTGCAGCAGCTACTTTGACTTTTTGATCAAATGATTTAGGTTCTTCTGACTCAAAATCGTCAGGAAGGGGTATATTTGTGGTTGGAATAATGGTTATTGCCATAAAATGTCGCTGTTTACACCTTAGAATTTATTTTTGCAGCTATTGCGATGCAATATATACTAAATTATTATATAAATCAAGTATCTTTTTAGTATAATAAGTCATGGAAATTATCTCTATCTCTGATCCTGGCATAATTATTGTTTATTTAGCGGTGTTCTTTTGAAACTTACTACGCTAACCTCTGATAATCTAGCACATCTATACACTATGGCATGTAAACTGCCACCTTTTAATAAACTAAAAATGCCTAGAGCATCACGTGTCAGATTTAAAGTTATTAATAACCCTGGTATTTATGGTTGTTTTGATGAGATTGAAATGCAGATTGAAATAAGCTCTGCTGCCTGTGGTCACTTTACAACTATATTCCAAACTCTTCTTCATGAAATGGTACACCTTGCACTTTATGTGAAGAAAGATCCTAAGTTTCATCTCCATGAGGAATCATTCCTTAAACTTAAAGCAATATATTCTGAAGTCTACAATCTAGATCCTAAAGCTATCTAACCCGTTTTTATAAATTTTTTGCAAAAAATTTTTTGAAAAGCCCTTTTTAAAAAGAAGGGGGTGGGTTCGCAGATTTGATAGTTGCATCTTGCCTAGCAGAAAGTCGAAAAAAGCTAGACTTACTATGTCCTCTGAAGTCGACTTAACCGAATCCACCCATTTTTAAATAATATCATATCGTTTATGCAAGTCTCACTGCATTCGGCGGAATGGGACTCCTGTTTCTAATTTGGGGGGTTGGGTATGGGTGGGGTTGAATAAGTTGACAATGTCCAGAATTCGTGTATAATGTAAGTTATCGTTTAGATTTTAAACGATAGCGACAAACGAATAATCTTATACGAATGTCGCTTTTATAAACTTAAACAAAGAGAGAGAGTTAAAAATGAAACAGGAAAATAAAAAAGCTGGAAAAATAGTTGATGCCGTTGAATTATCTACTAATCAAAAAGATTGCATTCACAATGCCGTTAACTATCAATTAGAAGTTATTGAAATGGATAACATTTACAATAAAGATAGAGCAACGTTAAAGAAGTTATTACATGAAAACATAGCGTTAACTATGGGTGAAACTCCAACGTATAAGCTATGGAATTATGTCCATGAAGTTTTTAGGGGTGAAGTATGCAAAGCAACGGGCATGGAATTTGAAAGCTTTGATAAAAATATATGGACTGACATTACCAAAAATCTTGAGAGTGAGTATGAATTGGTGAAACCAAAAAGCCCTAATATAAAATCAGAGCAAAAATCAGAGCAAAGAGCAAAGATTGAAGCTTTAACTGATGACCAATTAAGAGAGCAAGGCAAGTTAGTAGAGTTGGCAAAGCGTGAAGAAAAGAGATTAAAAAATGAGAATTCTTTAATCAAAAAAGCACAC